GTCTCTGTGTTACTACCGACCATTGCGCCGATAGTGTCAGCTATAAATTCATCTAACGCTGTACCGTCAACAGTTATTGCGTCTGCTTCTAAAGTTCCATCAATATCGGCGTTACCCGAAATATCAAGACTGGCTGCTGTAACGATCCCAACAGTGATATTAGGAGTACCACTTAAGTTTGCTGCTGTTCCAGAAGTGTTTTGGTTGCCTGCTGTATTGACACCTGGAAGATCAATATTTGCAGTGCCATCAAAGCTGACCCCACCAATTGTCCTTGCATTTTGAAGAGCAGTTGCTGTCGCTGCATTACCAGTAATATTGACAACTGAAAAATCTAAAGTGTTATCTGAATCGTCATAAGTAACTACAATATTGGTTTCTGTATTGCTGGAAACCATTGCTCCAACAGTGTCAGCGATGTACTCATTAAGAGCAGTTCCATCAACTGTGATTGCATCTGCTTCTAATGTTCCGTCAACATCTACACCACCCGAAATGTCTAAGCTTCCTGCTGTAACAGCATTGGTGACAGTGAGTGAGCCTAATGTTCCAACTGAAGTCAGACTAGAAGTAACAATATTGCTGGGTAAAGTTGTTCCACTAATTGAAGCCGCAGGATAAGAACTAATTACAAAATCAAGAGTGTTATCACTGTCGTCATAAGTAACGACAATATTAGTCTCCGTATTGCTGGAAACCATTGCGCCGACTGTATCGGCAATAAATTCGTTTAACGCAGTACCATCAACCGTGATCGCATCAGCTTCAAGAGTTCCGTCAATATCCGCATTACCAGAAATGTCTAAAGAAGCACCAATAACATCAGCGACTGTGATGCTGGGAGTACCGCTTAACCCAGCAGCAGTTCCTGAAGTATTCTGATTTCCAGCCGCATTGACCCCTGGCAGGTTGATATTTGCACTTCCATCGAAAGAAACACCACCTATCGTTCTCGCTGTGGTTAATGTTGCCGCACTGCCTGTAGTGTTCTGATTTCCCGTTTGATTGACACCAGGAAGGTTGATGTTCGCAGTTCCGTTGAATGACACACCTCCTATAGTTCTTGCAGTTTCTAATGCAGTCGCTGTTGCAGCATTACCAGTTGTATCTTGATTTAAGATTCCAATAACGAAATCTAAGGTGTTATCTGCGTCTTGATAGGTGACAGTAATGTTGGTTTCAGTGTTACTAGAAACCATCGCCCCAACTGTGTCGGCGATAAATTCATTTAATGCTGTGCCATTAACTGTGTAAGCATCAGCCTCTAAAGTTCCATCTATATCAACACCACCAGAAATATCTAAACTGCCTGCGGTAACAGCATTAGTAACTGTTAATGATCCAAGGGTTCCTACAGAAGTAAGAGAACTATTAACAATTCCAGCTCCTAATGTTGTTGCATTTAGAACTTCAGTACCAGCAATCTTGAAAACTTTTCCAGTCGTAACATCAATATGCTGATTAGCTGTCCAAGCATCTGTACTATCAACCCAATTCCAAGTTTTATCGCTTGCACCCTTAACGGTTAGGCCACCTCCATCTGCTCCAGAATCAGAACTATTGCCTGTAGCAAGCTGCAAGTTCTTATCTGTTACATCAATCTGAGTAGAGGAAATAGTTGTAGTTCCACCAGTAACTACAAGATCTCCATAAATTGTGGTTTTATTATTTGCTTCTACCTTGATTGCTTGACCACCATTAGTTGCTATAGATAATTCATTTGCCGCACTACGATATAAACCTGTTGATGTTGCACTTGTAAAAGCAAGACTTGGTGCAGAGGCTGTACCATTCGCAAGTTTTAAATTAAGAGAAGGAGTACCAGCGAAAAAATTCTGAACCGTTATCTTCTTATTCTTCGTCGAATTACTCGTTTCACTAATATCAACTATGGGTATAACGTCATCAACTGCTGTTGCGGTCAAAGCAGTTAAATCTGTAATCTTCCTGTTTGCCACTTCCTTTCCTCTTGGATCTTCTTTAGGATAGTCTAATAATACCTATCAAACCCAGAAGAGAAGGAGATTTTCTTGAATCTTCTTTCTTTTCCTATCTTTATTAATTAGCCATGAAAGATTTCAAGGATCTCATACATGAGAACAAAACTGCCTTATCACCTGATGTCTGCGACGAAATCATTCTAAGATTTAGGCGTGACGAAAGAAAAGCTCCAGGTATAACGACTTCGGGAGAAATAAGACCTGACATAAAAAAATCTATTGACCTCAATATTAGTGTGATAGATGAGTGGAAAGATATTGATAAAATTCTCTTTGAATCATTAAAAACAGAAATTGAAATTTATAGAGATAAATTAGAAAAAATTATCAATATTCCTTTATGGTCTAACAAGATAAAAGACGATGGATACAACGTAAAAGAATATCAACCAGGGGATTACTTTAACTGGCATGTAGACGCATTTACTCATGGCGATGGATGGACAAGAACTATTGCATGCATTTGGTATCTGAATCAAGTGGAAGATGGAGGCGAAACAGAATTTGCGTTAGGACATAAAGTAGTCCCATCAAAAGGAAAGTTAATATTATTTCCTTCTACTTGGAATTTTCCTCATAGGGGATTGTCACCCATCAAAGGCAACAAATACATCATTACAAGTTTTATAATGACAAATGATTCATTAGAAGATCACTACTACGAATCTTGAAGATAAGTAGCCCAAGATTTTTTTCTTTTATCCTTATTAGGATGAAAACGATATGATTGGAAATCTACTGAATAAATAGTTTCTGTACCTTCTTCAACAATAAAATTTGCATTATGGTAATCAGCAAAAGTCCAATCTGATTCATGGCAAACAATATCTTCGTAGATTATTTTTTGTTCTTTTGATGTATTAATATAAGCACCTTTTATAAAATCAATTATACAAAATACAATATCATCCTCAACAGAATAAGTAAATTTCGGAATTTTTACTCGATTAAAATCTTCTTTTTGTAAACGATTTAACTTATTAATATAAATATTTTTTAATTTACTATTTTTACAATTAACTGTTTTCAATAAAGTAAATTCTATTTCGGCTGAAAACGCATTAGAACTTGTATCATCCCGAATATCAGTTAGATATTTCAAGAAGTTCTCATTATGTAGCAAAGAGCATAGTAAGGAGGCATGTTCCTTCCTGAACCACCGATACCACTGGAGTTTACAGTATGTGAATGTCCACCACCACTTAAGATCGTAATACCTGTTGTATTTCCTGAAACTCCTCCATTACTATCAAGCAATCGAGGCGCACGACGGTCTGTAGCGTCACCATGTTTAACCTCATGTGCATACCATCTGTCATAAAGGTGATGGTGACCTGGGTCAGAGATAGAGTGTTGGTGCGCTCCAGCACTGACACTTGTATGAGTATGACTTATGTTTGAAGCATCAGTGAAACCACCTGTAGCTCCAACAGAATAGGTCTGACCAGCACCAAGAACAAATCTGTTTTGTAAGTTAGGAGTACTATTTGATCCATTACATAATGCCCATCCAGAAGGGATTGATCCTGAAGAACCAGACCAAATAATAATTCCACCAACAGGAACCATTCCACCACCGCCACCTGCAACACTTAAGTTCCCAACTGTCAAAGTATCTGTATATGGATTGTATTTAAGAGCGTTATCTGTCTGAATCCTTTGAATTCCAGTTTGGCTATTAGTGAAATTTACATAATGATCTGCATTTGTAGAATTATCAGTAGCAATATCTACGTTCGTACAATTGACGGCTGTACCTGAAACAACACCTGTGATGTTTCCAGTTACCGTTAAATTTCCTGTAACTCTTGTATTTCCTGTGACATCAAGTTTGTAAGAACTAGGTGTGACATTAATTCCTAATCCTGTTCCATTTAATGTTGCCCAGTTACCACTTCCCTGTTGACTACTAAAGATATGTTCATCAGCGTAATAATATGCCTTATCTCCGTCAGCTTTTAAGTTAAAAGAACCTTCACTGTTTTCAATTCTAAAAGTAGTTTCACTTGAACCACCACCTTTTAAATGTAGGTGAGTCAAGGGATTATCAATATTAATTCCAACTTTTTCACCTTCTAAAGTAAGTCTCCTACTGCCATTAGTTAGGAAAGTTAATTCATTATTTGCAGGAGAAAACATTCCTGCATCTGTGTCATTTCCATTAAAACTATATCCATGAGAACCATGAGTTGTACCACCTGCAACTTTAATTCCACCATCAACTTCTAGTTTGCAAGAAGCTGTACCTGTTCCAAGTTTTAATCCAGTTGAATTTAGAGAAGCTCTTGCGCTACTTCCAGTTGAAAAACCAATAGTATTAGAACTAGGAAGATAAATTCCATTAGCAGGAGCCGAACTTCCATCGGGAATAAAAGCTGTTCCCGAAACAGTACTAGAAGCATCTAATGTTCCAGTAATTGTGACGTTACTACTAAAACCTCCAGTCGTAGCTGTGATTGCTGGAAAAGCATAAGTACCAGTTAAAGCACCCCAAGAACTTCCACTAGCACTCCATTTCTTCCATATATTTGCACTGCTATCCCATTTAATTGCACCGTCAGGCTGATTACTAATTGTTCCAGTAGAAAATTGAACAGCAATATCATCATCTCTTGCTTTAACTTCTGCTAAGAAATTTGTATATGTACTTGTAAGTTGAGGATTATTCCAATTAGCCATTAGTTACCTCTTGCTGTCCAACTGAAATCCCCACTAACTCTAGTGCCAGAACTGTTGTATAACAATACTTTAAACGATGTAGGATTCGGAGTATCAGTAAAATCATAGATCGCAATCAAAGCACCAGTTGAACTTGTTCCTTTAGGAGTCACTGTAATTGATTCAACATCAACAAAGCTTAGATTGAAATTAACACTTGTTCCGCTACTGTCACTAGCACTTGCGGTTCCATTTCCAGAATCAGTGATTTGCTTAGTATCTAATCTCATATTCAACGCCGTAACTTTTAATAAATCATCATTTCCATTACTGGCAAAATCAAATTTAAACTTGATATATCTAAAGGCAGTACCAAAGGCAGAGTGAGTAATAATTGGATTGTTTGTTGCACTTAATGGAAAATCTGTCCAGCTATAACTGCCAGCAGGACTATCACTTGGCCCAGTCGGACTTGTTGAGATTTTTGCAGTAATACTTGTGTCACCTGCAACATCCACTCCCGTAAAAGTCATTGTGACTTTGGTTCCAGACAATGTTGTTCCGTAATCCAAAATCTCTTCATAATCACCAGTTTGAGCAGAAGGTAAACCATATAAAGTGCTTCCACCGTAAACTCCAAAAGTCCTACTTGTATCGTTATTACTTGGATCAAAATGCTGTTTATATGTTTTTGTTGTATCTACGTTGACGAATAAGAAACCTTGATCAGCAAACGCATTTGTTTTGGTAACTACTGTTGGAACAGAAGGTTGACTTTCAAATATGCTATTTACATTTTTCCTAAGAATATAATCTGGTGGCTGATTAACACTTGAAGTAATACTGACTGGTTGTCCTGTGTTATTAGCAGAATCAATAGCAGCAATCCAGTAAGTGTAAGTTCCAGCAATTGTTTCAAAAACAGTTGTAAACAATCCCTGCTTAGTACCAATATCTTCTCCTCTATCTTTAAAGTTTTGAATTGTATCTAAAGGTAGATTGGAAGATTGTTGCTTTTTAATGCTGTAATAAAGAATTGGCAGAATAGATTCAGCAGCCGACCAGTTAAGCAAAACATTATTATCTATAACTTCTTGAGCAAAAGATCCAACAGCAGCAGGAGGGGTAATTGTTGCATCTATAGAAGTTTCTGTTCCATAATTTCCATTAACATCTTTTGCTACAATCCAGAATGTTTGAGTTCCATTCCAGTCAACCTGTGTTGTTGCTACTAAAGCTTTAATTGTCAATATGACTGAAGCATTAGCAAAAACATTTCCTCTTCTTATTTCATATTCTTCAATATTTAAACTTCCTTTAACTGCGGCAGTCCACTCAAGTTCTAATTCACTTTTTAGAAGAGCATTACCCGCCGTTCCTTTGAATGTAGAAGTAAGGTTTGAAACTGCATTTGGGATAGTAAATGAAATATCTGCATATTCTTCAGCACCTGTATTCCCTTGAGCATCAATTGATCGAATCCAAAATCTTCTATCAGTATTCCAATTAACAAGGAATGAGAAAGCTGTTCCCTGTATTTGTTGATTACCAGTAGCTTCTCCAAAGGAAGTAATAGAAGTTGGACTATGAGCTATTTGATAAGCAACAGTTGGAGTGCCACCATTCCTTTCACTCCAAGTTAAATCAGCAGATGTTCCACTGTCGTAACTAACAGCTAATCCATAGTTTGATGCTTGCGTATTCTGAAGAGTGACACTATTAGCTGTACTGACATTACCTGCTATATCTACAGACCTAACATAAAAAGTTTGCGCTCCTGTCCAATCAACTTCTCTTTTGTAAACCGTAGTATCTAAACTTTCAAGAACCGTAGTGAAGTTAAGATTTTTAGAAACTTGATAATAATCAATTGCGTATCTTCCTAATGTTTGAACTTTTGTCCAACTAATAACTACTAAATTACCTTCAATAACTGCCGTAGAAGTAGGTGAAAGTGGTGCTGCAATTGCAATAGACTGAGAGCCTGCATTTACGCTATAAGTTCCTTGGCTGTCATAAGCTTTGATGTAATAAGACCTAGAACCTGGAGGAGTGAAACCAAGGTTATAACTATTAGCTGTAACTCTTGCTATTAAATTTTCACCTGCAACTGGAGAAGCAAAATTATAATAATCATTATTTTCTAAGCCCCATTCTGCATCTGTTGTTCTTATTTCATATCCAACAACATCTAAATCATCAAAATAAGGATAAGTAGCAACTAATTTATCCCAATGAAGAATAAATCCAAGCTTAGGATCTAATGTATAAGAAAAATTAGTAACAGTACTAGGACTTCTATCTTTACCTGTCGCAATCGTTGTATTGCTTAGAGGAACAGCAGAAGGAACACCTGTAGCGTTAAGGCTATAAATTTTAATTTCAAAACTACCAGCACTTACATCTGGAATTTCATCATTAGTTCCAATCTTTGTATAAACATGCCAATCAGAATTATCTTTTCTCCACCTAACTTCATATTTACTAACCCCTAAAACAGCTTCCCAAGAAATAACAAGTTTTGATTTAACTTGATCAGCTTGTTTATATAATTGTTCAACAATATTTAAACCACTTGGAGGAGCAGGAATTTCATTTAAGTTACTAAAGTCTCTTTGAGTAAGAGAAAATCCTGATTCAACATTTGCATATTTAGAAGAGTTATAAGCAAGTGCCGAAACCTTATATTCAAGATCGTCAACTTCTTCAACAGCAACTACTCTCCACTGAGTTGTTTGCAAGTTCTGAGCAGAAGAACCACCTGTTGTTTCTAAAACCCAAACACTATTAACATTTGGTGCTGCACTGTAATCATTATCAAGAGTAATAACATTACCAGCGATGTTACTAACGGTTTTAGATTCAACAGTTCCATTTGTAAGCAAAACATGAAGCGTTCTTGTATAACCCAACGCAGCCGTTAAGCCTTGAGGTAAATCGGTGTCAACGCCAGCAGTACCATCAACTGTTATTTGACCAGTAGTTGCAGCAGCAATTCGACCACCTCTTCTTACTCCAGCTTTTAATGGATCTGATACTTCAATAACTTGCCCAGGACGTACTAAAACACCTGCTTCTAAACTACAAGTGAAACTAACAACTTCAGTCTCCCTTGCTTCGGAGTAGATCATCCACCGACCTACACGCTTGGCTTGACCTCTACTTGTGCAAGCAAAAGCTTCAATATTCTTAGTAATTACACCGTATCTGGAGATTCCATTAAACATACTCGCATCATCTAAAACCTCTTCATAAGCAAAAGTTCTAAGAGTCTTATCAAAATATTTCACAACAACTGCGGTTGCTCTTGATCGTTGACTACTACCTGAATAAGTAAATCCTTCAGAAGTAATATTTGCCAACGTAAATAGATAACTACTGGACTGCGGCTTGTCTTGTGAAATTGCAAGACTACCTACTGCCCAATAAGGCATAGCCATGAAGACAGCCGACATTGCATTGATTAAATCAAATGCTTCCGTCCTACCTTGGATATAAACATTACAAGAAAAACGTGGTTCAAATCCTCCAAAGCCATCAGCTATACCATGTCTTCCACTTGCTCCATAATCATTATTTGCATTATTAGGTCTGGTGTTATTCGCAGAGCAATATTGGGAAGCAGCATAAAAATCGAATTTGCTTAGTCGTTCTGCATCTCCATCCCAATTCGGGTCTGTTTGTTCAGATAACGTAAGTACATGATCCCCAAGTCCGTATCTTTGCGAAGTTAAAAGATCCCATAAACACCATGCAGGATCAGCGCACCAAACAGCTTCCGAAAAAGTACCATTCCAAGTTCCTGAGTAAATTAATGCTCCAGTAGCACTATCAACAGTTGCATTACTTGGGATTCTTATCTTTGTTCCTCTAATTAGATAAGCTCTTCGTGGAATAGACGAAAATTGTTGTGCATCTATTTCTAAACTTGCTAAAGCTGAGTTTGGATAAGTGTTGTTGGTGTAACTAAGCTGAACGAAAGAATCCCACCATGTTTCATTTGCCAGCCTTGTATTATCTGCGGCGTTATCTGTAATTCGGATGATTCTTATCTTTACTTCAGAAGTAAAATGAGTGGGCATCTTAATGATGTAAGCCCTTTTATACAGATCCCCTGTTCTACCTGTAATCGTATCTGTTCTTTGATCAGTAAAACCACCTCCATCAACTGATCTCTGGATTTTTATCGTTACTGATGCACCAACAATATCTCCATCATCTTCTATTTCTTGTAATGCAGGAAATCTAACAATGACTCTTACATCATTAACACTTGTCGAAGTTGCGACAGTTTCAGTCTCTCCTATGTTTGGATTATCTTTTATAACTCTTCGATTAACAGAAACAGTAGTAGCCGCCTTATCGTAACCATCTATTCTTGTTTGATCTGAACCTGCACCAACTCTAAAAGCATGTCCAACTCCTGAAAAGTTATAACTACCATCACCATTTTGAATAGGAGTATTGTTTAAATAAACAGATTTCAAGCCATCCTTTAATCCTTCTATTTCTCCTTCACAAATAAGATCTAATACTTTTGCATAACTTTTACTATCAAGAGAATCTGCTTCAGTAGTAGGGGTGCGTCCACCACCTTGATCACCTTTACGTCCTGTATTTGCACCTCTTATTAGTTTGGTCATGTTGGCTGCTCCGCAACGTCAATTTCTGCTGAGATAACAACAGATCCTGTAAAAGTTTCTCCATAACAAACAGGAATTGCCGTTCCTGCTCTGGAAACCTGTTGAATCCCACTAAAACTAAACTGATTTTGAGGATCTTCTTCTGATTCTGGGGTTTTCGGAACAGGAGCCAATAATTCAGCCACGCCAGAAAGAACTAACATTATTCCTACATTTCCTGCAAGTGCCGCTAAAGCACTAGGAGCAGCACCAGCAGCAATAAATCCAACACCCTTTGCTCCGAAAGCAAAACCAGCACCAGGGAGGGCTATCGCTGTTGCTATTAAAGCCATACCTAAAACAATTCTTCCTGTACTTCCAGCTCCAGCAATAACAGGAGTAATACTAATGTCCTCAGAACCAATTGGATAACCAATTTCTTCTAAAGCTAAAGCACCATTGCCAGCTTCTACCTTGTAATACTGTTTAGCCATGTGTTGTTCTAAACTAGGCCAATTAGCAGTTAAAAACCGAACAGCTTCGGCAGGATTTTTTACATTTGCATGTAAAACTCTTTTACCGACAAACTTTGCAAGTTTTCCATATAACTTGACTTTTCTAAGCATGACGTAAAGTTATCCTCCTACCAATACACTTTAATAGCCATTCGTCCAATTGGTCACGACTTGATAATCTTCCTTGAAAATGATGCAAAATGTCATTCCCTCCTAAAAAAACCGCAATATGATTTAAACCTTTTCCTCTAATACTCATTAATAGACAATCACCTTCTTGTAATTTTTCACCAGACTCAAGTTCTCTAAAGCCTGTTTCTTTCCAACAACTATCAAACATTGGATTTAACCTAAAATCTTCAGAATTAACAGGTCGTTCCCAATCCCTTAATTCTGTACCTTTTCTAAGGTGATAATCCCTTACTAATGTCCAACAATCAGCTACTCCCCAAACCCATGTTCTGCCTTCTAATGGTGCTTCATAACCAGACGGCTCAAAATAATGCCATGCTTCTGTTTTTGGATTAACAATATACCAAGGCAATTCACTGGTTTCACAAGAAGCTAAATCTGCTTGGCTAGGAGTTGGTGGTGTAGAGGGATGAGAATGTACTATCGCTAATATCTCTCCAGCGTCTTCTGCTGCTGCATAATCTTTGGGATCAATAATAAATTGATCATATCGACTTTCGGAAATATTTTTACACGCCCAATAATATTCCTTGCCTTTAAGGACAACTAATAAACCACAAGATTCATTAGGATCAGATTCTTTCGCTGCTAAAAGCGCATCATTTTTCCAAGTCATGTATGGAATGTTCCTATACCTGGAAAATGTTGAGGTAAGCATTGCCTTTTAGGAATACGAACCCCAGCCAAATCAAGCGCACTACATAATTCAAATTCAACTACATCTTTATTTTCAGTTACTTTTCTATCAACAAAGTAAATTTCATCAGGAAATCTTTGAGTAGAATCTGGTGTCTGATATGGGTTGCCAAGTTCTTCAGGGTTAAATGTATCTTCATTTTCCATCGCAATTCCATCTTCATCTTCTGCTGCAAGAAAATTATCAGTACCAAAACTTTCAGCATCAATAAAGCGTTCAAGGGTTCTTACTCTTGTTAACTTTGCACCTGCCAAATCATTACCCAAAGTTGTTATATTCACTTCATTCAAAATTGCAGTAATTGTATTAAACAAATTACTAACAGTCATCGTTGGTCTTGGTAAACGTCCTTTCCCTCCCTTATATTCAAAACCTTCAGCTTTAATAGGTAGCTGTTGATAAACTTGACCACCAAATTTTATATCTACAAAATTATTATTAATCGTATTACTAGAAGCACCATTATGAAAATAATATGTTGGATAAACTGCTTTCCATGTCACAGTTCCATCTGTAACTGTTCCACCAACGTCAGCAGGCCATGAAGGTTCTGTTGAACCAGTTGTTCCAGGGATAGTAACTCTAAAGACAAGACCTTTAGCATGAATTGAAGAACTTCTTACTTCCTTTCCATATCTTTTATCTGAAGTAACACTCCAAGGCTGCCAACCTGCCGTTCTTGCATTACCATGCAAAGTTGTATTCAATTCCAACTCAAATAATTCAATAACCGCAGTAGGATTATCATTTTGAAGTTGACTGACTGGTACTGGCATTAGCTAGATTCAAATACCTGTTTAAATTCCATTGAAATTGTATTGTTATTAAAAGATGTCATATCTACACTCCAACTTTCACAAATGTATTTCTTGTAATTAGTCGTTGTTGGATCAATCCAATCAAAACTCTCTTTACCATTTCTTGCTTGTAAAAAACCAACTATTTTATCTCGATCTGCATTTGTTCTATTACTAAAGGTAAGGCTCCAGTTTTTTCGTCTTGTATTCATGCCCATCGTATTTCTTTGGTGGTAGCCATCCCCAAAGGAAGTAACACGAAGATCTGGAGTCTCACTAACGCTGGCTGCATAACTTGGGTCTGCAACGCATTGGAGAGTAGTTCCATCAAAAATAGCCATAATTAATTACGCTAAAAGTCCTCCTGGTCGTTTCTGTTTTGCAAGTTCCATCTCAATAGCAGAACCAATCATTCTACCTAGTTGAGCCATTTGCTTGCCATCGCCTTCGACTTTAGTACCTTTCGCATCGACTGACACATTTACAGTAGTAGTACCACCGCCGCCAGCTACTCCGAGTTTTCCATCTCTACCACGTTTTAGCGGAACGATGGCTTCAGGCCCCGCTTCACCCATCAGGCCAACTCCCTTGGCAAATGGGAAATAGGTAGGCTTGTCAACAATGCCTCCTTTGGCATAAGGGACTATGCCGTTCTTGGCAACAACTAATCCATTCGCTCCTTTAGGCAAATCACCAATAGGACTATTTAAGGCAGAACCTTTGCCAAGTCCTGAAAAAGCTCTATCAGAAGAAAGAGATAACCATTTCCCCATGTCACCAAATCCCGCAATCATATTAAATATCATTTGTTTTGCAATCATCTTCGCTATATCAGCAATAATTGAACGAGCAAACTCTTTAAATTTCAATTTTCCAGTTGTTACAAATTCACTTAACGCATCAGCAGCCCTGTCAAACCATGACG